TTAGAGGTTTTCTTCTTCCGCTTTGAGTCATCTTGTTGAGAACGTAATTTTGAAATAGCTTTTATATCAATATATTCGCCTTTTCTATATTTTTCGGCAGTTTCCTTTATTTCTTTTGCCTTTGCAGCCTTATTTTTCGCACCAGCAAGGTATTTGCTTGGCACACCTGTTTTCTTATCTCTTTTTACTCTTCTAAATTTTTTCACTTTTTCTTAGTCTTTTTCTTTTTTTTCTTTTTTTTCTTCATTGTGGAGTGATACATGATAAAAAAGTAAACTCTTAATATATTCTAAACGCAGTTTGCCCTAATGTCTCTGGTTTTGCCAAATTGAATTGTTGCAAACATAAATACCCAAAAGCATCAAAAGCATGATCGACACCAAGGTTTTTATTTGGTAAACCTGTATTTGGTGCATAAGTCAAAGTCCTAAGTGCTTTTATCAATTCTTTACATCTTGGATGAATTAATGTTCTTCTTTCTCCGTCAGCATCATACAAAGCAGTATTAACAGCAGTAATTTTATCTCTGATTCTCCAAGGTGATCTAGGACTCATAACAGTAAAACCAGATCTTCTAAGTATCGTATGATCTGTAACTCCTACCCCACTTGTTTTTCTTGCACTACCAGTAGGGTCAGGACAGGCAATAATTCTTCGATCTACCCCATA